ATCTATTTGTAGTCTGAGTATCAAATGATGGATATCCAGAAAAAGCAACATAAGTGTTTTTATCAGTATCAGAGAATGAATTTTGTATATTTGAAAGAAGAGAAGTAATACCAAAGTTAGATGAAGCATAATTCAACTTCTTTTTAATGATATAATCACCAAATATAATTGAACCAAATGAAATTCCTCCCGTAATCAAAAATCTAGTAGAACTATAAACATCATCAATAATTGCATCTTGAATAATTAAACCACCAGTATCTTTGAATATTATATCTACTTTATCACCAATATTTAAGAAATGCTCTGTTAAAGTTTCAAAAGTAGTTTGTCCAGCTTGATGTTGTTGAACATTTACATATGAGAGGTTGTTATAGAACCAAGTATTGAACTTTTTATCAGATATATCATATTTTTCACCAAGATGTTTAACTCTAATTGAATCACCTATATCGAAATACTTGGTAGTATTAACATTATCAGATGCACCAGAAATAGATCCAGTTATTCTCATAATACATACTTTAGTTAAATCATTATCTTCGTAACCATATACAAACTTGTTATCAATAATCGGTTTTGACTCTGTTAACAATTCAGAAACACCAGTGCATCCGAAAAATTGATTACTTGATTTAGAGGTGTATTCCGCTAAAGCATAATTATTATCTACGTTAAGATAATAAAAATTACCAGTTGCTCCAAAACCAATAGTAGAGTCTACAGTAAGAACTTCTGTTGTTGAGGCAGTTCCTACTACTTTTGTTTTTGTTGAAACATTAAATTTATCCTCTATTGTTCCTTTTGAAAAAGATATTTGATAATATTTTTTATTCCCTAAGTATTTTGTGGTTACATTTGATACTGCACCGCTTGCAGTTGGATTAGTAAAGGAATCTTGATATATTTTTACACCAATTAAATTTAAAGCATTTCCAGATAAAACTTCTACTACAATATCATCGGTAACATCCCATTCTGCATCAGATGGCATAAGTGTCTGATCAAAAGGTTTAATTATTTCAACTTGTTCTCCATATAATACTTGAAAAAGAATTTGAAGTGAAGTATCAGTTCCTTTTGAACTATAAAAATCTCTTGCTCTTGATAATATGTTTTCTACATTTAATCCATATGAAAAACTTCTTCCTTCTAAACCTGGTAAAAAATGTTTTCTAAATTTTTTATAAAATTCAGTTACAAAGAGAAAACTTAAGTTAACTACTGCTGAATTCGCAATGTGTGGTGCAGCATTTGTATCACTAAATGTCAAAAATTCAGGATTACCCTCAGTTTCAATTGCTGATATACCACTAAACCCACGAATACATCCAGTAAATGTATTTTCAGTTTTTCCAGTGTATGTAATGATTTCATTGTCAATTTTTAGTAATCCATACTTATCAGGAAAACCAGTTGTTTGATTTACATTAATTACATCATCATATGCATACACTAAAGAGGATATAATTACTGGTGATTCTGGTGCAGTGCCATTTGGGACATTAACTGTTTGTTTTTCAACTAAAGAGATGTCTGAAACAGTGGATATTTTTTTAAGACTTGAAATATGCTCAGCTAAGTAAGTTGTTCCATACTCATGTTCTTCCGACTCATAGTATTGAGTCAAAAATTCTCTAAAAAGTGGATTATCTGCTTGTATAAAATCTGGTATCTGACTACCAAGAATATTTGCAATTTTAACTTTTTTATCAGACATTTCTTATCTTGTATATTTTTTATTACTAATAAAACTAGACGGTGGTGTGTAATTTGTTCCAGATACGTTTGAACCAGAAACAAGAACGTCCTCTAATAGGTTTAATTTACTATTTCCTGTAGTATCTAGCACAATATAAAGATTCTCTTTTGCCACAACATCATTAGATTCAGGAGTAACTTCAATTTCGATTCTATTTTCTAAAGAAGTTGATGTAATGGTTACTGGAAATAGTATTACTTCACCTTTTACATAGTCTATACTGCCTGCATTACTATTGACATATGTAATTGTACCATTATCAATAGTGAAAAATTTAACAATACCAGTTAATTGATCATTATTTGGAAAATCTGTCAAATATAGGTCTCCTTCAACTCCATCAATCTTAAATGCAGAAGAACGAACGTTAAATCCTTCTAAATCTGCATGAAACTTGTTTCCATAACAAACTTCATAAGTTGCAAGTGTATTATATGAAGGAACTAAGTTTCTTCTGATTACAAGAGTTGTAATATTCGAAGTTATTCCATCATCAACCTTATCAATTTGAGAAAGTAACTTACTATACTTTAATCTTCCACCAAAAGAATTAATATCTGCTGATTTTGCATAATTTTCAACTGCAGATAGTATTCTTGTCTGTAAATTTGACTTATCGGCAATAAATCCTGAGTCATATGACACTGTTGAATCAAATTCAACGTACAAATACATCAAATCAAGAAATTCTTGCTTAATTCCAGCTACTGTATACTTCTTTAAGTCATTTTTAATTGAGTCTTTTGCCACTGCTGACAAAAATTCACCATTTTTTGGTTTTACAGTGATATAAACCTTTCCAAATTCAGGTGGATCGAGTTCCTCACCCCCGTAAGCACTTACAGAGTCAATATTTGGGTATAAAAATGGTATTAGACTCTTATAATCATTAGGTGTAACTGCTCTATACTGCGATGCATAGACTCTTGGAGCAAGGTATTTGATATTGTCTATAGATTCTATCGAATCTCCGTTTTCAGAGGACTGTGTGGTTGTTAAGAGTGATATACCGCTTGTAATATCAACATCTGCACCACCAAAGAGATATGTAAGTCTTCCCGCAAAGTTAAAGTTTGCAGCACCATTACCTTCCTCTCCATCTGTAACGATATAGGTAACTGTAATTATTGATCCATTTCTAGGTTTCCTACCTAAGACGTTATCGCCAAACATAATTTGATATTTTTCATCATCAACCTCTTGAACTAAGAATAATCTAGATTTTTCATTTACATCAAATATATTTGTATAAAGATTGTATTGAAATAACTCAGTTGTACCATTATCATACTGTTCAAGAACTTCTACACGAATTGAAGAGGTGTCTATGTTTGCATTTGGTAAGACAAATCTTTGATTTGCTTGTGAACTATCTACAACAAAGGTTTTAGTTAGATAATTACCTTCATATATTGAAATATCATTAAAACTTGCAATTCCATTGCTATTTGGAGTCACTGTAATGTCTTCTGGTATTGAAAATGTATAACTTCCACCTTGAACAGCACCTAATGCAACTAAACCTGCATTTAATTTAACTTGTTGTGCACTTATTGATGATACATCAACGTTAAAATTGACCTTTGCAACTGCTGATTTCGTTGATCTTGGTACATAACCAATATTTCTTGCTAATGATACGACATTTTCACGTAGAGTTGCACTATCAATGAATGATTCATTGACTGCCATGTTCGTATTATAAGCAGTTATATAAGAATTATACGCTAAAGTATCAATTAAAATCGAAAAGTTTGATCCTTCAAAGTCAAAATCAGAAAAATTTGAGTTTGATCTCAAATAATCCTTGATCTGAGCTCTTAAAGTATTAAAATCGAGGTTAGTAAACTGTGTAAATGACATTATATCCTAGTCGGTTGAAGTAAAAAGTCGATATTTTGTGAAGGAAACGGTAATCCTGTGATATCATACTCAATTCTTATCTGTAATTCGTATGAATCAACTAAAGATTCAACAATAACACTAGTCAGTCTTATTCTTGGTTCAAAGTTTTTGAGTAAAACAGTGATTTCTCTCTCTAAAAATGATGCAATGTCGTCTAAATTCGTCTCAAACAACGAATCTTCGATTGATGTACCCAATAAGTCGTTAAAAAACCTCTCATTTATACGTGTTCGGCATAAATTAATCACTGATTTTTTGATTGCATCCTCATTTTTCAGCACAGTCACGTCATTTGTGACAGGATGCTTCGTAAATGACAAACTAATGTCCTTAAATGCACGAGAAATTTTAACTACCATTCAATTTGATATATTTTTCCTAATATATCTATAAGGGTTTTTGAAGTATTACGTTTATTTATTGGTCTTCTTTCAAAAATTCTGGTTTTTTCTCTTCTTCTTCCTTATAATAGGCATCAGCATCGTATTCACTGATCAATTTTCGACCAGATTTGACGAATTCTTCTGATTTGTCCATTCTAATGACCATTTTTCTCTCCGTATTGGATTATTTATCCCAATTCGGGATTTTCTTTACGTTCTTTTGCTGTTTTCCAGAAATAATTCTCTTCTGAACCTAATCCATCACGATCATGACCGTTCTCTACCTGATAATACACGGTTGATACTTTAAAATCAGGATTCTTAGGTGTCTCAGGAGTGATACTATTGTCATATATCCTCATTCTGTTGTTTGGATAGAGACAAAACTGCCCATTATCGAGTTCTAAGAGGTTATGAGACTTATGTTCGGCAGGTTGTTCACTTGTAGAGTAGTCAATCGCGTCTACATCTTGATGATAATTGTCTAATGTACAAATATATGTGCCAGTTTGTGTTCCAAAGTCCCTTGTAAGCACTTCATAGTGCATTGAACCGATAAATTGCTTCTGAACTGCCACTACACCATAGTCCATACAGTTCCAAAACTGTAAATTATGCAGTGTCATGTCAGGTGTTGGTGTTTCTGGGTCACTTGTAAACGCAGAAATTGGTAATTTATCAAACATTGCTGCATATTCTGGTAAATATGTCTCAAAATAGAATGCTCGACCGGGTATTGATTTGGCAGAAACCCAGACTCCCTTTACAAATTCACCGTGGCCACTCTTATGGTCGGTTAAATATTCCTTTCTTACCCA